AGATGTTCCAAATGCAGGTAATTTCTTTTTATCTTTTATCTTTCTTTGGTCACTCCAATCAGTGCAGTAATAATAATTCTCTATCTTTGGAGAACTACCTAACTTTTCTGCTCTTAATAATTGAACAGGTACATGATACATCTTTTTAATCTTACTATGGTCATCATTCCAATATACTTGATATGCAGCATTACCAAATAACTTTAAGTCAAAGGCAACTCTTTTAGTTTCTTCTTGTGGAATTAACTTCTGCAATATTTCGTTAAATGTTTCATCCTTAGAATATAATCCTTTACCGAAAATTAAATCTGATATACCTTCTATTGCAGCTGCATTAGATGTACTAACATTGAATGCATTGATAACTGCTAAAAAGAAATCGTCTTGTCCATAAATACCAAATGGTACGAATGGATAACGAGACTTTGTATCTTCAGATATTATTGGTAGCTGATTATTGTTTACATTTACGATTGAAAGTTTTGTCGTTTGTTTCATATTAATTCATTATGATATACTTGTTCTCTGTTACATTAGAGATGTATTGTCTATTTTTAGTTTCGTATATTGATTTTTCTACTGATTGAGATGCATATACTTGTATTGTACCATGCCATATAGGGTCAATGCTTCCACTATTTAATAATTGTGCTCTGTATTCTTCACCAACCATTGTACCCGATATATTAAGTGAGAAAGATACATAACTCTCATATGGAAGATATGTTAAACCAGTAACACTTCCAGTAGTATTATCTTGTGTAGTCATGTTCTGCAATGCAAGAGTAAAGTTAGAACTTGCCGTTGGTTCAGTTCTAAAACAATATTGATTGGATTGAGATATAAAATATGCTAGCATTATCTTGTTGTTATCTTATAATAACATTAGTTTTGGTGGAAATAGTTAAATAAAAAAACCCCTACATCTCTGTAAGGGCTTAGTATCTTTAAATGATATACTGATTAGTTAGCTTCCGTAAACTACTGTGTAGCTACCGGTTGGTATTCCAGCTAATGCATTTGTTGTTGTACTTCCAGATAAGAATGCTGCTGGTAATTGTTCTTGTCCAGTTAAAGTTACTGAATAACCATAAAGGTCACCCATTGCTCCACCTGTTTGAATTGTACCTGCAGTTACATCTGCTCCTTCTCTTTCACCAACTAACAAAGCTTGTCCGTTCATTGTCCAAACGATAACTTGAGGTCTACCATAAGCCATAAGCTTTAATTGAGTAGTCATTTCGTTTGTCAATTTCTTCAAATTCAATACTAATTCTTGTGAAAAGAATGTAGTACCATTTTCTCTTGAAGAGTTAACGGTCTCAGTATACGCACTTGTTCCTTTTAATTCGTAGTAGTACAATGTAGACCCTGAAGGTACATTTGTTACTTCACCACTTCCATTCTTAGTGAAAGAGCCAGTTGTGTAATTGATAAAGTATACACCAGCGATACCGCCGATACTCTCTTTACACACTTCGTTTCTTCCAGCTGATAAATTACAAGACATATCTGTTAATTTTAATTTGTTATTAAAAAGGGTGAGTGTTTCGACTCACCCTTTAGTTATTTGTTTTTATTAGTAAGCACCGAAGTAAACGATGTCTTGACCAACTCCGAATTGAGTACCAGCTGTGTATCTCATAATGATTCTGTAATTTTGAGAACCATCAATGTTTGCCATATCTAATACTCTTGTTTCATTGTAGTCAGATAACAAACCTGTACCGAAGAACAAGTTAGACTTTTGAGCTGCAACGATTTTGTTAGTACCCATACCTGGACACATTACCATTTCAATACCATTGAAGTTCATTGGTTTTTCACCTACATTCAATTGGTTGTTGAAACCATTAGCACCTAAACCAGAAGCACCACCACCAGCTAAAGCTGCTTGGTAATCTCTAGCTACATCAGTAGAAACATAGATTAATAAATCAGGCTTACCGAATACAGTCTTAGGGATTGTTAAGTAAACATCGTTTAAGATTGAGATTACATTTGTAGCACTTACACTACCAGAGATAATTGCACCTGAACCAGTCGCTCTTGCTGCTAATACTGCAGTTGCTCCACCCGCTGCAATTGATGCAGAGAATGCAGATTGGAAACCTAAGAAAGAACCATTTGTGTTAGTTCCTGTCCAGATTGCTTCCTCAGTTGCTTCTGCAACTTTACCACCTACATAAGAGATTAAGAAATCGTTGAATGACTTCGGGATTTCATCAAATGCAGAGAATCCTAATTGTAAAGCCTCCCAAGAAGCTACGAACTCTTGCTTACATAATTCTAAGTTAACTTGTAATTCTTTCGGAGTCAATACTTGCTCAGAAATAGATACACTACCAGAAGTTACGAAATCACAAGAAGCATCTTGTACGATACCACTTACTGCTAATTTTTGGATTACAGATTTGTACTTCACGTTAGGCATGATAGTTACAAGCTTCTTATCCAATGTGTTTGCACTTAACAACGCTGCTGCGATGTAACCTGCTGCTGCTTCTCCTGAATAGGTAGTTGCAGTGATAGTAGGCAATGCGAAATTTTGTTTTGCTTTCATTTTTTTAATTTAAATGATTGTTAATAATTTTTATTTATAAAGTTTAGATAAGAAAGAAGATTGTGAGTCTACTACTTTCTTACCATAGTTTTTTCTATTTTCTGCTGAAAACTTATAACCTTCTTCGATTGGAGCACCATCTAATTTTGGTAACTCTTCATCTTCATCAGGCTCAGAAGACATTGCAACTTCTTCGTTAACTGTTTGGTCAACTGGAGGCATCATAGCTTCTTCCATCTTCATCATTTTCTTTTCCATCTCTTCGATTCTGTAAGCCATTTCTTCTAATTTCTTACCTAATTCGATTTCTTTTTCATCTTCTTTAGTTGCATCTTCTGGGATTGGCATTACTTCTTCAGTTTCTTCTGCCATGTTTAAAGTACCATCTTTTACTTGGTTCTTTTGGTCAGGCACTTCGTTTACTTTTTGTAAGTCACCAGATGCTTGTGGAATTTCTTCTACCGGCACTACATCTAAATCTTCTGCAGCCATTTCAACATTTTCTCTTTCAACGATTTTACCATCTTCAGTTTTTACTTTCATCATGTTTTCGTTGCCTTCTTCGTCTTTCAACATTAAGTCGTGAGTTCCGTTTGGAGCTGGAGATTTTGTACCATCTTCTGATACTACGAATAGGTCTTCACCTACATCGAATGTTGCAGATTCAACAATTGTTCCGTCTGCTAGTTTTGCATAAGTTAATACTACTTCATCCTTAGACAAAAGTGATAATATCTTATTTAATACAGTTTTTGAGTTCATATCTATTGTGTTTATACCTTATATAACAAAGGTTGTTTAAAAAATCGTTATTTTATTATGTGAATGTAATATATCTGCATGCTCTTACTAAACCACCAGGTCCAGGTGAGGTAAGCCCACAACATCTAAATCCATTAACTGCACCTCCTGGAGTATATGGGGTACTTGGATTAAAGTCATTCATTCTTGCTGTGTTTGACTCATTACTCCAAGAAGTCCAATACACAGTATTACTTAAACCAGGAACAAATGTTCTTGCACTTTTTAATAATAATATTTCTGTTTGATTTGGTAAAAACCAATCATCATATCCATTTAGTGTGTAATTTAAACATGCTGTTGCTGCTGGTGTTGATGAAGTTGATGCATCTATGTTTATTGTGTTTTGTAATCCTTGTCCGTATACATCAGAAGTTGTAATAGTTGTATATGGTTCTGATTGCCATGGCATTGCACCTCCACTTATATCTGAAGTTGCCGCAATAAGTCCTTGTTTAATTGATGAATTTACATATACAATGATACCTCCTTGATAGAAGATACCTACTTTTAATTTCTGAGTATTATAAGACAATGGTTGAATTAACATTATACTAAGTTTGTTACATTAGTTATTAATACATTTGTTCCGTCAAAAGATGCTAAAGTTAATACATCTATTTTATTATCACCAGGAGTTGGTATGTATGCAAAACCAGATGGTTGTAATACATTTGAACTAAATGATGCAGACGCTTCTTGATTAGAAGTAATTTGTATCATTGCAGTTTGTCCTTTACCAGGATTTGTAATATTTAATCTTGTAGTTGTTGTTTGAGGTAATACAACTGTGTAGAAGTTTGCTTTACTTAAATCTATACTTGCAGTTGTAGATGTGATACTTTGTGATATTACATTACCATATACACTACCTGTTAAAATTAAACTACCTGTGATACTTAAACTGCCTGTGATAGTTTCATTACCTATGATAATTTGATTACCTATAAATGTATTACTACCTGTTGTTGCGTATGACCCTGTGAAAGAACCTAATGTAGTTACCTGTGATTGTAATGATTGTGTTGCAGTATTTAATGATGCGGTTGTTTGGTTTACACTTGCAGTATACAATGCCAAAGTATCATCTTTTAATAATTGAGATGCACTAAATGTATTTAAATTACTTACCGATGTATTTAATGATGCAGTCGTTGCATCAATATTATTTAATCTAATATTTGTAGATGCAGTATATGAATTTAGAGATGCAGTCGTTTGATATATTGATGATAATGCACTTAATGTAGAAGAAGTAAATTGATTATACCCACTATTAATTACTAATTGAGATGCAGTAAATGCATTCAGTAAACCAAATTGAGATGTTACATTTAATTTGTTTACATACAATTCACCTTCTACGAATGTACTACCACTTAGTATTTGTGTATCACCCAATGCATCACCTAACTGATTACTACCAGAAGAATATATTACAGATGCAGTTTCGTATATTGTTTTAATATATGTTGCTTCTATTCCACCTTCTACATATATGTTTCCACCTACATAAATACTTTGAGTTACTGCAATATTCTTTGTAAAGTTATTATTTTCAGTAAATGTATTAGACCCAGTAGTTGCTAATGAAGAAGTAGTAATTAGAATTGCTGCAATTGCTGCATTAGTTGAAGAGGTATATGAATTAAAGTTTCCTTGTAATGCATTTAGTTGTGTTGATGTAGATGCCGTAAAGTTATTCAATGGAGTAAAGTCCACACCTACTACTGCTTTACCACTAACATAAGATGCAGTGATACCATTGCCCATAAAGTTAATTTGATTAACATTTTGAACAAAAACACTTTCATCATATATTCCAACTGATGTAGTAAACGATGCAGTGTATGCTTCTAAGTTATTTAATCTACCAGTTGCAGATTGTGTAAATCCATTAACACCTGTATTGATTGTTAACTGACTTGCAGTAAAAGAATTTAATGCAGTGAATGAAGGTTGTTGAGATGCAGTGAATGCATTCAATTGAGTTATCTTTGAATTCCAACTACCACTATCTGTTGTGTATACTGTCTGATTAACTGTTGATGCAATCATATCAACATTAAATGACCTTAAGTCACTTGGAGTAATTGTACCACTATTATTGTCAGGGAAACTTTGATTATTCTCTACAAGTAGAGCTTGTTTAGATATTTCAGCCATTGTTATATTTTATTTTATTGTGTATCTTTATCAAATCCGTCACTATATCCTGTTGAAAATCCACCACCGCCTGTTCTAACTGGTGATTGTATTACACCAATTCCTTGTTCCATCAATGCACCATTGCAACATGAAACATCGTAGGTATCACTATCCAAACACAAACACGCTCGTCTGCTATTCTTTGGTGATGATAATCCACGAGTTGGCCCTATGTATATGCCGGATTGGTTTTCTCTATTTACAGAGTATCTTAAATTACCATTCCTACTATTGCTCCATTTTCCTGACATAGTATTGTTTATCTAATAACAAACATCTAAACAAAAATGGTTATCAACTATGCTTCTTTAGGGATTCTCTATGTAATAGGTTTTCTAATTGGTTCTTATCTGCTTTATAAGATAGATACAATAGACACTTCTCTAATGGTTGTGTAACTATTTCGTCAATTTTAAGGATGTCTCCTCCTGCAAGTTCAATAATTGCTGTATACGCTCCCCATTTTTTCCCAAAATTGATTTGATGTTCGGAGGAAGTTCCATCTCCATCGTAGATTTCAGGATAGAAACTTGCAAGTCTTTCAACAAATTGACAAAAAAAAAGAGACAGCCAAAGTGCACATCCATTCCTACTTCTAAAAACAATTTAGGTTTAAGTTCACCTGTATAAGGTTTAATAGTATACATATCGCCTTGCCTCTTATCAACAGGTCTATAAAGTATTGACATGATGTTTGCCCAATTGTCATCTATTTGTATTGTGTTATACTTTGTTATGTCTGCAAACGCACCATAAGTCATATTAGATAAGTTAGGTTCAAACCCATACTCAACACCATCTATCCAAATAAATCTTTGCAAGGGTAGGTCTACATTGTTTATAAAGTTTGCTATATCGGTTCTAATCATAACATAATCATCTACTGCAATACCACTTGCATATTCTGGTGATAGTCCACATAGGTGATACAACATTAACGCAGATACTGCATCTTCATCATCTTTATAATTATCTACTTCTTTTTGTAACTCTAACCATTTCTTTAATTTCACATCACTCCATGCGGTTGGTACACTTAGTTCTATTTCCTTTATCATATATTCATAAATTGTTTTATTGTTAATTGCAGTCTTTTTACTTTAGCTTCTTCATTGTTTAACTTAGCATTCATCATAATCATTTTTGCCTGTAAATCCTCATTTTCTACTTGTAAACTCTTAGCGTAGAGTATTAAGTCTTTGATTTCAGTCTCATTCCACTGGTTTTGATTAGTATTTATAACTTCCGATTGTGATTGCATACTTACCTGCATTTATTTTCTTTTGATTTAATTGTTCCATACATACATAACGGATTGCATCTATTGCGTGGTTAGAGTAATCAACAGGTATGTTTTCAAAGTCACCATTCTTATTTACAGTCCACACATACTCACTAAACTCTCTAACTATATTAACTGAGGATTTAAGTATATGTAATTTGTGTTGATGCATTATATCAATTCCCATTTTAATACTATCCTTGCCTTTCTTAACAGGCTTTATATTGAAACCTGCTCTATATATCTCTTCTATCAATCTACCTTCTGCACTATCACCCCATATTATATTTCTCTCTACATTCAATGATTTTAATTCTGCTACTATCTCACTTGTCACTAAACCTTTCTTATATAGTAGTTCCTCAAAGTATAAGTTCTCTCTCCACTTATATACTGCAATCAATGTTGTAGGGTCAATACTAAATCCAAAGTCCATACCGAATGCAACAAACTCTGCCTCATCGGGTATCTCTTCTACTAACTCTGCACTAAAGATTGTTCCTACATTATTGCCAGGCAAACCTAATCCATATATCTTATAATATTCAGGGTTAACATACTTTAATCTTTCAATCTCATCTATAATACTTTTCTCTAAGAATGGGTTGTCTAAGAAAGTGCTGACATATAAACTACTTTCAGGGTGTGTTTGTATTTCATTAAAGATATAATGGTTAGTTCCAAACGATGGGTTATATGCAATAATAGTTTTAATGCGTGTTCTAATAAATAACTGAAAGTAATCCTCTCTACTTAATTCATTACACTCATCTATAAATAAGTAATCTCTTGCACTACCCTTTCTCTTTTCAGAACTATCGATAGACATAAACTCTACCATACTGCCATTGTCAAATGTGTATATGTGTTCAGTTGCAGACCAGTTATCATCAGACCATATCTCTAAACCTTTCAGTATTGTTTGCCAGTCTCGCATAATACTTACACGCATAGATGGGAATGACTTTCTTACTACTGATACTACTATGTTAGGCTCCATTAAACAACGAACTAATATCCATTGCAGAGCAGAATAACTTTTAGATGACCTTGTCCCGCCTTGCAGTATACAAATCTTTTT